CGGGTGGACAACTTGTACCGCCGCGTTTTCGGCGCGTTTTTCGGCGTGTTTTTCTTCGCCGGACACGACGACTTTTCCTGCGACCCCCACGTTTTCTGCGGTTTTTTCTACGACGACGCGTTCTCCGGCGACCGCCATGCGCGACACCCCGCTGAGCCTTGACTCTATGAGCTACACCAGTTTTTCTGGCCGATTTCATAGGTTTATAAACTTGAAAAAATTCAAAATGTTGGTCCCGACCGGTGCTAAACCACTGCCCGAACTCGTGGTCGTCGTTAATGATACTGAATCCGACGTGCGGCGCCGGCGCGCGCTCGTCATCCCCTTGTCGACGGAAAGTTAAAACTTTATTAAGTTTTCCCTCGCCACCGCCGCCGTCGCCCATCGCGGTCTCCCACGAGTTGCCTTCGGTCAACAAAAATTTAATATTTTTATCGATATACATATTAAGAAAATCGACGATATTATTCTCGCCTTGTTCGACAGGTAGCCACGCGACCCTGCCGCCACTTTGAGCGTCAAAAAATTCATCATCATCATTTTCCTTAGCATCAAAAAATGTATTTTTTTCAGCAAAATCATGTGCCTGAGCTTGAACTCCAGCAGAAACCAATTTCTGTTTTCTCTCATTCTCTCTATTGACAGCTGCTTTTCTTCTTTTTTCTTCAGCCTGCAATTCAGCCCGCAATTTTACGCCTTCAGTCATTATTCTTTTCTTACGAGCATCTTCTATTGCCTGGTATTTCTCATTGTCGTCAAAAAAATATCCCGCCTTCTTTGCCGCTACTAATGTTAATTTGTTATCCGAAAGCCAGTTTTTTGCATATCGTGTTCTGCAAAGTTGTTTATCCGAACTAGCTAGATTATTTTTCATTAAACTACCAAATCCTGCAACAGGATCTAAAAGACACCATTCCCCTCGATAACCGCCTTCGGCACCGGTCCAACCATCTTCGCGACAAACTAAAGGATTCCCCGCCATTTTTTTTCCAGGATTAAACTCACCCGGTGGTTGCATTAAAGATTCTGGTGAAGGATGCCAATTCCTTAGATTTTGTACAGCGATGCCTTCCTCAGGGTCGCCTTCCCTATTATTCCACCGCGGCTTGGTATGCCCCCACCTTCTTCCAGCCGCATTTACACAATGACTCCCATAATCACCCAACTTTTCGCCCGGTTTCATTTTTCTATCTCTACTATATTTTTTCATCTTTTCCATTTGTCCTTCTCTCTGCGATGCACTGCGCCCGCGAACCTTAGAAGTTTTTTTATTTTTATTTTTGCAATTTTTATCTTTATTACAACAAACTTTTTCAGCATCAGAAACAGGAGCCCGCCCAGTTCGTTTAAAATCTTGACACAAAGTTAGTCTTAAAGGGTTACCCCCCTTTTTACGACTTTTTCTTGGCATTTATTATATAATGTTATTATTTATTTGATATCGTTCAAATAAATAATGATATTAACAGATCTCTAGTTCAAGTGGATCTGAGGGGTCAAATCCTCCTGTACCCACATAAATAAATAGTGATGTTTGCTTTGTGCAATTCAGAGGAATAATAGCAGCGCCATCAGTCTCCCCGGGTGTGTTGATTATTTGTGTACCAGGTGGCCATCCACCACCCACACTAAATCCTATTTCTGTTCCACCAGGAACTGCAGAACCCAATTCAAATGTATATGTGCTTTTTTTACACAGCTTACCTGTCGGAGTCATGGTATAAATACTACCAGTATTTCCGACATCCAATATTGTATCCGACGGCAAACTATCCTCGCAGCAAGGAGGACAACAGCAATTCTGCCCACACTCTATGGTACCGCGCCGGAATTGGAGATCACGGCGAATGACGGGACCAGTCTTGCGAGCTAAATAACGAGCAAACGAGTTGTGTTTCTTGTCCACACCCACCTTACCAGTCATGGTATTGACGGACGGCACCAAGCGGTCGCTTGGACCTGAGAAGGTATCGCCAATCTTACTTACAGCAAGAGATGCTTTTCTAGAACTGGAGAGAGTCATGGACATTCGGACGCGCCGTTGAATGACACGAAGGGTGGAGCAAGAATTTTGACACACATCATTATCACATGGACAGCTAAAATTCCAACAATCAAAACTAGCCATTTGAATATAGATGAGATTAAAATTGATTACTGAAAAATGAATGCTCTAATATTCAACCAATGAACAACACGCTAGAGACACTGGTATGTCGACTTCAACGGAGTGTTGAACAGCTAACTAAACGTGTTGAGAAGTTAGAAGATGAAAATACAATCTTAAAAAAGTGGATTTCAAGAGAGAAAAAGAAGGTGAGTATACAACAATGGTTGGCTGATAACTGGAAACCAAGTACTGCTTATACTACATGGCAGAAAGATATTAAACCATCCCAAAAGGACTTGGAGAATGTCTTTAAACATGGATTTTCAACAGGTTCCTATTATATTATTCAACGGCATCTTCCATTGGAACAATACCAATCATTTCCAATTGTCAGTTTTAAACAACGTGGTATGGTCTTTTATATCTATCATGAGAATAAGTGGCAGGTGATGGCAAAAGCCAAGCTGGATGAACTCATAAAGGATATTAATGCCAAGTTGTTCGATAGCTTCAGAGTGTGGGAGAAAGCAAACCCAGAGATTACCTTCTCCTCGGCTGACGAGGCAACTAGAATATTGTGGCAAAAGAAACTCAACAAGATATTGTTACTTCCAGAGAAAAAGGATGCAATAATAAAAAAGATACGCAATCGACTTTTCCAATATCTACAAATAGATTTGAAGAATGTAACAGAATATAAGTTCTCGTTTTGATTACATAAACATACTTTCTAAATCAAAATATTTAACCAGTCCATAAAAAATACCACTTGTGATAAGCCAAATAACAGCCATTTTTAATATAGGGCCTATCAATCTTTCTTCTTGTTTGGCATTTTTTATAAAATAGCTCAACAGAGCTGCCGCCGCAATGGTAAGAATAACCGCATAACTAGAACTAAGGGCAAAACGAGCTAAATAATTATTATCCTTATTATGTTCACGCATATAGTAAAGAGCAGGTAGAAGAGTGCTAGGAAAAGACCACACTATAGCACCTATAAGAGGACTGAAAAAAGTTCCCGAATATGAGATAATTGACATAATAATACCGCCAAGCAAAAAATTCTTAACTATGCTACTCGCTGAATGATGCATTATACTTACACCAGATATTTTTTACGGAAGCCCTCTGGCGTCATAAGAGGAACGTCAAGCTCGCGTGCGCGTTTCGCCTTCCCCGAGTCTTCTTCCAAGTCCTTCACAAGCACCGCAAAAGTATTTTTGCTAACCGAGGAGCCCATAGATATCCCGGTGGCTTCCTCGATTTGTTTCTGCAATTCCGTATCTCGAAATCCAGTTATTACGATTTTCTTTCCATGGAGAGCATGACTAGTGTCGCTCTTTTTCTTTTTTGCAACAACTAGCTTGCTCTCTAATCCTATATCTTTAAGAAATTTCTTAAATTTCGTAAGATGATCTACGAAATCTTTTGATGTTTTTTCCCCAAAGCCTTTAATACCTGCAATTTTTCCTTCAATCTCTACTTTAGATTCAGTACTCGTCAGAATTTTCGGATAAACATCCAAGATAGCACGCAGACGACGCTTGCCCATCCCACGTCCGAAGAGATTCGTCGCCGCCATCAACCGCACAACATCCGCTTCCGCGAGCGTTTTATGAATACTATTATACACTTTCGCCGCCATTCGCTCCTTGAATCCCTCAGCTTTCAAAAAGTCTTCCTCACTCATCTTAATAATTTTCTCAGTCGTATCGAAGCCGGCGCGCATCAAACGTCGTACATTCCCGCGACTCAAGCCGTCGACCTCGAGTGCTGTGAAGAAGCGGGCGATTGTCTTTTCTTGGACGATAAGGTTATCTCCGGCATTATCTAGCCTGATGTCAACGTGTGTCTCGTTCCAATGATAGGGAACGGCTGGCATTTTGGCTTCATCAGCCTGTTCAATAACGGCATGGATATGCGGGATCACGTCGCCTGCACGCACCATGCGCACGATCGCACCAATTCCTATCTTATTTTTCCGCACAAAATCAGCATTAAACGCCGTTGCGAACTCAATACGAGTACCTCCCAAATGAACGGGCTCGATTTGAATCCTTGGCTTAAGCAGTCCATCCTTGCTGGGTGTCCACAACACATCCACCACCTTTGCTTCCGCCATTTGATCGGAGAGAACCATTTTAAAGGCAAATGCATGCTTAGGGTTCTTCTTCGTTCTCAGATAGATCTTATCGTCAGCTACAATAACACCATCAATCTGATAATCATAATCTTTTCGCCACGCAATAAGAACTTTGGAGAGAAGCTCATTGGAGAGCTGTTTCACCTCTTCATGTTTCACATTGATGAAACCATGCTGTCCAAGAAAGGACATCTGCTTAGATGGCTTAAGATGCGGCTTGATCACCTCATACGCCACATAATCAAGATCACGATACTTCGCTGTATCCGGGCGGGTTGGTGGCAAAATGCCTACAACCGCACTGCGAGGATTCGCATACTCCTTGCTATATTTCTTATCAAATGTTTCCTTTGACATGATGATTTCCCCTCGAACCATGACATCTGGAATATTAGGAAGATTTAAATAAGGTACTAATTGGCTAATATCTTGACCAACCTTGCCATTGCCACGCGTATACAAAGCCGCTGCTTTGCTTTTGTGCGTTACATATAGCCCAGATACTCCGTCCAGCTTTGCGGAGAGAACATATGGTCCAGTGTATTTATCAACCCACTTTCCCAATTTCTTGGTATCTGGTTTGATCTTATCCATGGATGGAAGACGGACGGGCAACTTCACCTTCTTTCGCGTTGCTACGATCGGTGCGCCTACTTCCTCCAACACCTTATTCTTAGGAAATTTCGCTTCGACAAATTCCTTCACAATATCATATTGTGAGTCAGTAAGCAAGGCCTGTTTGTTATAATATTGTTCATTGGCAACCCGAATCATCTCCGCAAGTTCAGCTTCGCTTAGGAATCTAAGCAAGGTAATCCCCTGCTTTTTAAACTTTTTCAGTAGCCATACAGCACCACTTTTCTTTTTCTTCTTCAAAGTCTTCGCTTTCTTTGGCGATTTAACTTTAATTTCCTCCGCGGGCTTTATTGTAACCTGTTCAGGCTTAATGAACACTGCGCGACCATCCTTGCGTTCCTCCGGGCTTCTGTACTCGAGCTGGAGAAAGTCAAAGACGCTCTGTTCATCTGGAAAGCTAAGCGTGACAGGTTTCTTGTCCTTGAGAGTTGTAAATTGATGCTCATTGAGAGAATATCCTTTCGTCTTAGCATATTCACGCATAGTCACATTGAAAGGCTTGCTCCCAGTGAAGTAGAGCACTGCGAAAGCATACTCATTTTTCGGTGTGAACATGAAGTCAATGCGTCGCGCGGGATTTCCCTTGAGCTTCCCAAGCACCATGCTTTTGATCTTCCCTTTTGAAAGAATCTCAATGATAACGCCTGCAGCTACAAGTGCATCAATGAACTCGTGGAATATCTTCTTGTTCTTAGCCGTATCCGTAATGATAACATCAATGTCGCCAGAAGAACGCGCGCCGCGCCGGTAACTGCCAACTATCTCAAAGGTACTTTCAGGACCCTTGAGCTTGTCAAAAGCCTTCTTGAATAGTCGCTCATAGACCCTGATCTCAGCACGGGGAATACGCTTTTCAATGTCATTAAAATACTTCAAACCCTTGCGTTGCACATTATTTAAGACCTCAGCTTTCCTTTCCTTCAGCTCTGCAAGGGTCTTGATTCCGTCTTTCTCGACAAGCGCTTTTGCCTTTTTCGGACCAATACCAAAGATCTTGGCAAAGAGGTAGATTGGGTTGGTTTTTGCCTTCTCAAGGGTTTTTAAAGTTCCGGTTTCAACAAATTCCTTGAACTTTGCAAGGATTGTTTTGCCAATTCCTCGTTTACCCTTGAGTTGGTCGACATTTGTAATGTCTTCGTGTTGTAGCATAATGGTTTCTTGTGCCTTGGAATAAGCGCGTGCACGCATGTGCTCACCCTTCCGATACATAAGATTTTCCAATTCTGCTAGGAGTTTAATGAGTTTCTCATTCAGACGCGCCATTTTTTTGGAGGTTTTTTGGTGACTCATCTTTTCTACTTCCATTCTCTTAGATGATTTTGATTTCAATTTTCTAAGCCTTGATTTCTTAAGTGTTTTTTTTTTGGTGCTTTTTTTGGTGTTTTTGCAATAGCCGTAGGTTCTAAGGATTCCTTGGTTGTTAGTACTTGTTGCGCAGATTCTACCCTTGGGGGTGGTTATGCATTCTGAGTAATTTTTGCCTTTATATTTAAATGGAAAAATACAGCGACCGATACGAACATTGTTATTTCTATCTACTCTTCCTTGAGAATCAAGATTAGTGCCGAACATATATATTTATTCCTTATTAAAATATTGTTCCTTGAATTTATCAGAGAGCAAATCATCTAGATATTTAAATTTTGGTGGTGGTTTTGCGTCTCTTTTGGTGGGTGTTTTCATTAATTTTTCTGTATATGTAGGTTTTGGCAATTTATCAAGTGGGATATCCATTTTATATAAATTAAAAATATAAAATTAATATAAGATGATGTACTCACTTGGTATTCAGCAAGTTTATAAAGATGGTCGTTTGGTAGATGAGGAGGGCTTTGAATATGACGGAAAGCGCCTTAAGATGGCAAGACACGGACGCCGGCAAGCGATTACGACGGGTGACTTAGAAAATATCTTATCTCATCCTTCCCAACAGAGTCTTCTAGATCGTTTGCATAAATGTCAGCATGAACTTCATAAGAAACGGCGTCCTGCGCGTCACACGCGTCGTCACCATCGCCACCGGCGGCGAAAAACTCGCCATCACCGCCGCCGCCGCCGCCGCTCTTCACGAAGACGTTAAATCTTACGCTTTATAAATAAATAATAATTATTCATTTATATAAATGGTCAAAATTACAACCAATAGCCATGCTTCTCCGCCGCATCATAAGTCCCTTCGCGCGACTTTAGGAAATTTTTTAACGGCTGGTGATCTTTTACCGCTTATTTTAGCTGTATATTTAGGTGATGTTCTTGAAAAATTCTTTGGAAGTATCACACAAGGATTGATTATGCCTATGTTAGGAAAGATTCATCTCACCTATTTTATTAAAAAGGCCGGATTAGATAAAAATAGTAAGCATAAAGATCCTAAGAAAATAAAGGACTGGACAATAGATATTTGGGGTATCGATTTTGGTATTGGAAAGGTAATTGATGGCTTGATTCGCTTTTTGTTAGCTATTTGGGTAGCATATATGTTTTCGCATTACTTTGTTAAGGGATTTTTAAACAATTAATTTAATTGCTAATTATATATGAAATTATCAATTATAACTAATGTACAGATTGTGGAAGGACTTGCTGGTGTTATTGGTCTTCTACTTTTTCGCCTAGTTGTTCATATGATGGATAGACAAGACCATATCCCTACAATAGGAGAAGTAGCCATTGCTTGGGGATTGACGTGGATTTTGCGCAAAATAAGCGTCAACGCATGGTTATTATACGCACGAGCAAATAATCACCACCCACATACATATGCTGTCAATCTCTAGCCTTTTTTTTATTACGATATTCTTGAGCCTTATCCTTGATCATGGTGGAAAGATATCGTGAAGATGCATAAAGTATTTCACCTTCAGATGTTGCCATGCATTCAATGCATACTCCACGCATTGCCTTTGCATAGCGAATAAATCGCTGCATTGGTAATCCATCTTCTGGGAAAATAAATGTCATAACACAATTCTTTCTATAAATTTGTTTTCTTCTTCCCTCCAAATCATATTGCAAATAATTATATTCACATAAACACAAATTTGCCTTCCAAACCAATTTGTGTTTGACTACATTTTCAAGGCTTATATCGAATGAAAGTTCTATTTCATATCCCATTTATATAAATTGATATAAATATTATTTACAATATAATAATTATATGACCGATTACTTACAGAGCAATAATGGTCACCCCAGAGACAATCACATTACCTTTAAGGAGGAGGGACACGCGTACACGATCGATGGAAGTTCAGATTTTACTTCTGTGACTACATGGATTCATAGTCTTTTTCCCCATTTTGACGCAGATAAGATTATTAATAGCATGATGGCATCACCCAGATGGCCTAAAAGTAAGTATTTTGGGATGACAAAAGAAGCGATAAAAAAACAATGGTCCGATAATGGAAAGCAAGCATCCGCAGCAGGAACCAAACTACATTATGATATTGAATGCTTTTACAATAAGACGCCCGTCACAAATAATTCTATTGAGTATAAATATTTCGAGAAGTTTCAGAGAGATATTGGTAGTCATTTGAAGCCGTATCGCACGGAATGGATGGTTTATCATAAGGAATTGAAATTTGCGGGATCGATTGATATGATTTTTGAGAATAAGGATGGAACGCTACAAATTTATGATTGGAAGCGTTCAAAGGAAATTAAGAAATCGAATATGTTTGAGTGTGCGAAGCCAGAATGTATATCGCATTTACCGAACTCGAATTTTTGGCATTATTCTCTCCAATTGAATACATATAAAGCTCTTTTGGAAGCCAAATATGATAAAAAAGTCACTGATATGTTTCTGATATGTTTGCATCCTAATCATTCTAGTTATCAACGAATACGTGTACCTCATCTCCCTGAAGAAATGGCAGATTTATTTGCTCTGCGTGCCTCATCTCTCTAATTCCCCTTTTTAGTAAAAAAAGGCTTACCCTGAAGACTACTGCGAGCAACCGCATCGTCTACAACCGGCTTGACCGAAATATCGCAAATTGCAGACCAATTCAACATGAACAAATTCAAGGCAGCTACATCGCTGCATTCTGCAACACAGACACCACCTTGACCGCCAAGATGATGCCAACGACCCACGACACTAATTTTGTCCCCCGCATCTGCCAAATCATCGGCTGGTGTCATATTTCCAAAAGCATTCCAGCATGCCACCCGGTTTTCGCTAGCTACTGACCAAGAAATTAAGAAAAGCATTGTAATTTATATTCACTGCTAAAACTCTAAGTTATTATAGTTAAAATTATAAACGAGTTAAAAATTCATTATAATATAAAATAATGTCATCTTGTGAGCTTAATTTTGGTCAATCTTTTTTTATTTTATTATCATTAGTGCCAACAGCTTTGATACTCGCCACTTGGTGTGTGGCAGTATGCGTATGGAAGCCTATGCAGGGAAAAAAGTGGCAACTTCCGCCGCTACCTTATGAATTTAAGTACCCTTTTACGGCTGATACTCCAGTCACAGATACAAGTGGGGCAGTTCTCGAAGGCACTATGGTGGTCGATGAAACTCCGCAGGGGCTTGTCATTCTTACATTTAATCCTAATATAAATGAATTTCATTACTGGAGTGACAGCGATATTCAATATCGATATTTAGAAACTCTAGCTAGAAAATATGTGCAGTCCTTTAGATGTGAACACTTGTATATAGATCGCCGTGAGGAGTTAAGAAAAGAGTATAAACTTATGAAGAAAGCTCAGGAAAAACCACCAGAGATTAAAAAACAACTCGATAAGAATATTTTTGCCACATTAAAGGTTGCCGGTACTAATACGGCACGCAAGCAAAAAAATATTATCGTTGCTAAAAAAGCAAATAAGTATATTAAGCGCGGGCGTTTTGAAGAATGCTCTTTATTTAAGTGTAAGAAGCCTTCGAAAACAAAAAAAATAGGATATAATGATTTCAAACTCTTTTTTGAGAAAGAGAATTAATTATTCGCTCGTGCTTTCTTTTGTGTATCTTTCCATTTTTTGAAACCAATACTTTTTTTCAAATTAAATGAACTACCTAATTGTTGCTGCGCAATTTGGAGAGTTTTACGCTCTTTCTCGGTTAATGACTTAATATATGCTTTTTCGATGTCGTACTTTTTCATTTACATGTTTAAAAATAATAATATTTAATATCAATTTATTAACTATTATTTCAATATTATATTGATATAAAACAGATTAATTTATCTATTTTTTCTGTTCCTTGCAACATTATTTTGGTTATTTCGGTATCAATGGTATAACCATTGGTTGTGAGATAGGAAAATAAGTCAGCTATTTCG